CGAGATGAAGTTAAGTTTTCTAAATTTATTCAAAGATTGAGAAACAAGTTTTCAACTGTCTTTGACCAAGCTCTTCGTATTCAATTGGTACTCAAAGGTATTTGTACCACGGAAGAATGGGAATTATTTAAAGAAGACATTTACTTTGACTTTATAAAGGATAACAATTTTACAGAACTTCGAGATACTGAACTTCTTCGTGAAAGAGTATCCTTATTACAAACAGTTGACCCATATATTGGCCGATATTATTCATCCGAATGGGTTCGTAAAAATATTCTTCAAATGGACGATGAACTTATTCAACAAATGGATAAAGAAATTGCTCAAGAAGATAAAGATGGGACTGGTGGTCCAACATCGCCAATGGGAGGTGAAGAAGTTTCAGCTGACCAATTTCCGCCAGAAGATAACACCCAAGAAGACGGCGCCAATGATTCAAAGACTCCACAACTTGATGCTGATGTGGAAAAATATAGTAATATAAATAGAGCTTAACGGAGAAAATTATGGAAACATCACAATTTGTTGACCAACTTGCAGCTGGAGAAGCAGCAAAGGCCAAAGGAACATTAACTGATTTAGTATCTGCTCGTGCATTTCAAGCACTTGAAGACCGTAAAATGGATATTGCTAAGTCAATGTTTGGTGGCCAAGAAACAGCCGCCGATGACCAAGTAGATATTGAAGTTTTAGATGCCAATGAAATTAATGGTGTCAGAATGGGAGATATTGAGGTTCAAGATACAGAGGATACAGAAGCTTAATGAGAAGCTTAAAAGAATTTAAAGAAACACCAGTTGTTGAGGAAGAGAAGCAAGACTACTCTAAATTTGACGCATTGGTAAGAGCTGGTTTGGCTAATAGAACTCAGCTTCAAAGGCTTCATCGCATTTTAGCTAAAATGGGTGAAGAAAGACCTACTTTTAATTCTACTGATAGAACATTAATACAAGGTCTTTTCAATAAAATGACAGACCTTATTACCAATAACAAACAGATTTTTCAAAAAACTAAATTAGCTGTTCGTGAAGAAATTGAAGAATTTACTGAAGCCCATAAAAATTCCAATGAAGACCCACCCTTTGTTTTGATATTGCGTAGAAAGGCTATTCGTCTTTTTCCAAACAGTCAAAAGGTTGCTTTATACTATAATGCAAAATTAGATAAATCATTTAGTGTTCCATATGGTCTTGGAATTGATGGTGTAATTCAAGCGGAAAATTTGGCGGATGGCATAAATACACTTGATGAGGATGCTATTTCACAATTGCAAAAAATTAAAAATGAGCATCAAATTGGAAAAGTAAAGCATAACGATGGAACATCAAGTAAGGTTGATGTCCAGACTGCACATGCCATACTGACCGTGCATAAAAGTTTAAATGATGAAAACAAAAAGAAATTTGCAGATATGGTTGGCAAGTCCAATCAGCATTTACAAAAAGCAGCTGAGTTTTCATGGAAGAATATGAAGTGGTAAGCTTTGTTGATTTAATATTACAAAATAAATTAGCTGAAGCAAAAGAATTATTAATTGCTAATATCAATGAGTTAATTATTGAACGCCTTCAAGAGGCTAAAAGATATGCAGCTGCAGATAGATTTGAAGTAGTCGAACTAGATGAGGTTGCCAAACGGAATCCCAATATCATTAAGATTGGGAGAATCAATAAGATTCGCCGTAGAATTAGAAGAAATACCAAAGGTCGTATTATTGTTCAAAAGAACCGAAGACGCTCTGGTATAAAAGGTTATCGTATTTCAGGTAATACTGTTAGGCGAATACCCGCAACAGTAAGATTAAGAAAAGCCCGTTTATTGAGACGGTCATGGAAAACAACCAGGAGAGCAAAGCTTCGCAGAACATTAATCAAACGAAAAATGTCAATGCGTAGAAGAGCCGGATTAGGATTAAAATAAAATGGGATATGAATTAAAAAATACTCAAAGGTCATCATCAATACTTCGTTGTGTTGATCCTGGCACCTATACTATTAATTTACAAGATTTTGCAGCTAATACTACTAATATTGGTGAAACAATTAACTCAGCTTCAATTAAAAGAATCAATTGGTCAACCAATGGTAGTATTTCAATTACTCGTGCTAATGTTCCTATGTTAGCTTTACATACTGCTGGTGAAATGCGTCTTGATGAATATGGACATTCAATTGCAAATAATTCAACGGGTAACCTTGCAGTTACTATTGTTACTGGTGGTTCACTTGTTATGGAAATTACAAAAGACACATCTTACAATGTGGCATTAACAGGATTCTAAAATGAAACTAATCAGAGAAACCATTGAAAATGTAACCTATCTTACCGAAACGGCCGAGAGTGGTAAAAAGAATTTATTTATTGAAGGTACTTTTTTAGTAGGTGATACAGTTAATCGCAATAATCGTATGTATAAAATGGACACTTTACGAAATGAAGTAAAGCGTTATAATGAAGAATACATTAAAACAAATCGTGCTTTAGGTGAATTAGGCCATCCTGATACACCATCAATTAATCTTGAAAGAGTATCCCATAAGATTGTTTCCCTTGTAGAAGATGGAAATACATTCTATGGTAAAGCTCTTATTCTCGAAACACCCTATGGTCAAATAGTTAAAAACTTTATTGACAATGATGTAAGCATTGGTGTTTCATCAAGAGCATTAGGCTCCGTCACTCAAACTAGAGAAGGTTACAACCTAGTCCAAGATGACCTAAAATTAGCAACAGCGGCAGACATTGTTGCAGATCCATCAGCTCCAGGTGCTTTCGTAAATGGCATCATGGAAAACAAAGAATGGATGTTTGTTGAAGGTAAGTTTGTAGAAGCTGACTTTGACAAGGCAAAAAAACAAATTCAGAGAGCATCTTCTCGTCAAATTGAAGAAGTTGCACTTAAATTGTTTGAAAACTACATACGAAAACTTTAATATTATAAATAAGAAATCAAATAAAGGAGATTCCCTAATGGCAACAAATAAACTCATGGAAGCCGCTGCCGACATTCTTGCAACGAGTAAGAAAGAAGCATCTGCGGAACCAATGCAAAAATTACCAGGTTCTGAATATACAGAATTGGGTGGACCATCAAACAAACCAGCTGAAGGTGAAGACCGTGTTGGTGAAGATCCATATAAAGACTATCAAATCAAAGATAATAAAGCTAAACAAGCTGAAGCGCCTAAAACTAAGCCTTCTGCCGCTTCTGCTAAACAAGAAGAAGTTGAGACAGAAGAAGAAGTTATTGCTGAAGTAGATGATTCTATCGAATTTAAATCTCAAGTTCAAGAAGATATCAATTCTATTTTTGCTGACGATTCAACTATTTCTGCTGACTTTAAAGCTAAAGTTTCTACAATTTTTGAAGCTCGTGTTACTGACCGAGTTTTACAAATCCAAGAAGATATCGAAAACAAATATGCTGATATGCTTGAAGAAGCTATTACAACTGTTCGTAACGACCTAACAGAGAAAGTTGATGACTATCTTTCTTATGTTGTTGAACAATGGATGAATGACAATGAAATTGCTATTGAATCTGGCTTACGCTCAGAATTAACAGATGATTTTATTGCCGGTCTTCGCAACCTATTCGCAGAACATTATATTGATGTGCCTGCTGAAAAAGTCGACCTCGTTGATGAACTTGCTGGTAAAGTTGAAGAACTTGAAAGCAAACTTGACGAAGAAATCGAGCGTGGTGTTGAGTTTAAAAAAGCTCTTATTGAATCACGCAAAAATGAACTAACCCGTGTAGTGTGTGATAGTCTTACAGATACTCAAGTTGAAAAAATCAAAGCACTTGCAGAAAGTGTTGAATTCTCCACAGAGGACGAATACAAAACAAAACTTGAAACTATCCGTGAAAATTATTTCCCATCAAGCGTTAAAAAAGCTGATGAAAAACAATTACACGAAACTGTTGAAGATGCTGATGACAAAAAAATGGATATAAAAGACCCATTTGTGGCAGCTGTATCTAATGCAATTTCTAAAACAAAAATTTAAATAACAAGTAAATCTAGGAGATAAAAATGTATTTGTCCGAACAATTACAAAAAAAATGGGAAGGTGTTCTGGATCATCCAGATTTAGCACCAATTAAAGACCCATACCGTAAAGCGGTTACTGCTGTAGTTCTTGAAAATCAATTTCAAGAAATGCAAAAGTCAGGTGAAATTCTTCACGAAGCAACTCCAGCAAATGCGTCTGGTACAGGCGGTTTTGGTGGTGGTGCTACTGCAACAGGTCCAGTTGCTGGTTTTGACCCAATTTTAATCAGTTTAGTTCGCCGTTCATTACCGAACTTAATTGCTTATGATATTTGTGGTGTTCAACCAATGACAGGCCCTACTGGTCTTATTTTCGCTATGCGTTCTTCATACACATCTGCAACTATAGGTACAAACGAAGCTTTCTATAACGAAGCTAACACAGGTTTTGGTGGTGGTTCTGGTCCTGGCGGCGCTCAAACAACTCTTGCAGTTGGTGCTGCTGCTGATGCTAACGGTGCTTTCGTTGGTAATGCAACTGCTCAAACAGCTATGACAACAGCTCAGGCTGAAGATTTAACTTTCAAAGAAATGGCTTTCTCAATTGAAAAAGTAACTGTTACTGCAAAGACTCGTGCTTTGAAGGCAGAATACTCAATCGAATTAGCACAAGACTTGAAAGCTGTTCATGGTTTAGATGCAGAAACAGAATTAGCAAACATCTTGTCTGCTGAAATTCTTGCTGAAATCAACCGTGAAGTAGTTCGCACTATCTATGGTACTGCTAAACAAGGTTGT